AAGCGCGAGCTGACCAAGTTCCACACGACAGGTCGCCGCCTGGTGCAGCGCTACCTCGACGAGCGCGACTCGAGCGCCATGGACAACGGCAGCGACGCCAAGTTCAACCTGTTCTGGTCGAACATCGAGGTGCTGAAGTCCAGCCTGTACGCCAAGCCACCGAAGGTCGACGTCAGCAACACGTACAAGGACTCCGAGGACGACGTCAGTCGCGTCGCCGGCACGATCCTCGAGCGTCTGCTCAATCACGACGTCGAGGAGGACGACGAGTCGACCTTCCCCGACATCACGCGCCAGGCCGTGAGCGACTACCTGATCGTCGGCCTGGGCCAGGTCTGGTATCGCTACGAGGTCGAGATCGAGGAGCAGGAGACCGACGCGGTGATCGACCCGCAGACCGGCATCGAGCTCGCGCCGGCCGTCAAGTTCGAGTCGATCGAGAGCGAGGAGGCGCCCGCCGACTACGTCTACTGGGAGGACTTCTGGTGGTCGCCGGCGCGCACGTGGGGCGACGTCCGATGGGTCGCCCGGCGCGTGTACATGAACCGCGAGGAGCTCAAGGCGCGCTTCGGCGACAAGATCGGCGCGCAGATCCCCATCTCGAAGGGCAAGAAGAACGACGGCATCGGCCCGCAGAACGACCCCTGGGAGAAGGCCGCCGTCTTCGAGATCTGGGACAAGACGACCGAGTGCGTCTACTGGCACGTGATCGGCTTCAACGTGATCTGCGACTACAAGGAAGACCCGCTGGAGCTGCGCGGATTCTTCCCGTGCCCGCCGCCGCTGATCGCCAACGTCACGACCTCGAAGGTGATGCCGCGCGCCGACTACCTGCTGGCGCAGGACCAGTACGCGCAGATCGACGAGCTCACGACGCGGCTGAAGTACCTCGTGAAGGCGTGCAAGGTCGTCGGCGTGTACGACAAGAACTCGACCGCCATCGGGCGCGTGTTCACCGAGGGCATGGAGAACCAGATGATCCCGGTCGACAACTGGGCAGCGTTCGCCGAGAAGGGCGGCATGCAGGGCCAGATGGACTTCGTGCCGATCGAGGTCATCGCCGGCGTGATCGAGCGCCTCACGGCGCAGCGCGAGGTGCTGAAGCAGAACCTGTACGAGGTGCTGGGCATCGGCGACATCATGCGCGGCATGACCAACCCCGACGAGACCCTCGGCGCGCAGCAGCTCAAGGCGCAGTTCGGCGGCAACCGGCTGCAGTTCAAGCAGCAGCAGATCGGTGGCTGGGTCGCGTCGGGCCAGCGCATCAAGGCGCAGATCATCTGCGACAAGTGGCAGCCGCAGACGATCCTCTCGCGCTCGAACATCGAGCACTCCTTCGACGCGCAGCTGGCCGGCCAGGCCATCGAGCTGCTGAAGTCCGACGAGGAGTCGAAGTTCTACCGCATCACCATCGAGTCCGAGACCATGGCGATGATCGACTGGGCGCAGGAGCGCGACTCGCGCACGCAGTTCATGCAGGCCGTCGGCTCGTTCGTGCAGTCGGTGACGCCGCTGCTCGAGGCGCAGCCCGCGGCCGGCCCCGTCGTGCTCCAGATGATGAAGTGGGGCCTGGGCGGCTTCCGCATCAGCAAGGAGATCGAGAGCGTGCTCGACCAGGCGATCCAGGCCGCGACGCAGACGCTGCAGAACCCGACGCCCGAGCCGCCTGATCCCAAGCAGGAGAGCGAGATCGAGAAGAACAAGGCCGTGGCCCAAAAGGACACGACCCAGGCCGCGCGCAACCTGTCCGAGGCCCACCTCAAGGGCGCGGAGGCGCAGCTCATGGGCATGCCGGCGCCTGGCGGGATGCCGATGCAGCCTCCGCCCAACGTCGCGCCGCTGCAGGCCGCGCCGGTCCCTGGCGCGCCGATGCAATGATCCCGCTGCAACCCGCCAAGCTCCCCTTCCCGTTCACGGGCGGATGGGGCGGGCCGCCAGCGGTGCAGCTCGCCTTCGGCGGCCTGCGCAAGACGACGAGCCAGAACATCGGCGCACTCGGCGCGGCCTTCGTCGCGATCACGAACTACCAAGCCCCGATCTTTGCCAACGAGTTTGGCATCGCCACCGACGCCGCGAACGGCACGCTCACCTTCGCGCGCCCTGGCAACTACGTGCTGACCGCGAACATCGACGCGACCTTCACGCAGGACAACAACACCTCGCGCAGCACGATCCTGCGGCTCTTCAACGTGACCGACAACATCGCCATTGCCGATGCCTCTGCGCGGCTTTACGCTGGAGGCTACACCGCAGGCTTCCAGAGCAGCAACGCTATCGCCGTGAACATCAACGCAGTGGTCGGCAAGGCGCTTCGCCTTGAGATCGGCGGCGGCAGCACCTTCGCCGCGTTCAACATCGCGCAGGCAGCCTTTTCCGCGCAGTCAGTGGGGCCTGTATGAACCGCAACCTGTACCAAGCTATCGTGGACAGCGGCATCAACGCCGAGGTCATCGCGGCCGTGCGCGTCATCTCGGCGAGCCGCGCTGCCGTCACGCCCACGATCCTGATCTACTTCACCGGCTGGGTCGAGCCGACGACACCGCTTACCGACGTTGCGCGCAACACCGCCATCCTGGCGATCTTGTCGCACTACACCCTTGTCCAGACGACGCCAGGATAGGCGCAGTGAGGCCAACATGCCGACCATGAGTGACATCCTGCGCCGCTTCGGCGGCGACGCCGACGCTGCTGGGGCCATGCTGCGCGACATGGCGCTGCAGCCCGTCGCGGGGCTCGCAGGAGCGTCGCAGGGCCTCGCGGACGTCCTGCGCGGCAAGGGCAAGGACGCCGCCCTGGCCGGCGCGACCGACCGCATCAAGCAGGTCCAAGACTGGGGCGCTTCGCCGTTTACACAGGCAGGCGAGGAGTCGATGCAGCGCATGGGCGGCACGATGGAGGAGATCGGCGCCGCCAAGGACCGGCTGCTGCCCGAGGCCGTCGCGCACCCCTTCGACAAGATCGCCGAGACAAGCCCAGCGCTGGCCGCAGGCGCTCTCGGCTTCACCGAGGCGCTGCCCGGCCCCGGCAAGGGCACCAAGGCCGCCGAGAGGGCCGCTGCGCGTGCGCTGGAGAAGGCCGCCGTCCAGGCGCCCAAGGCCGTCGACGTCGCCAGGATGTTCAAGGGCGGCGAGCAGGCGGGCACCTACCGTGGCACGGCCGCCTTCGGCGGGATCACACCCCAGAAGCTCGGCAGCATGCGTGCCGACTACCTCCGCAGCATGGAGGAGGGCGCGAGCGGCCGCGACTGGTACGACCGCGCCAGCGCGACGAACTTCAAGCTCGCTGGCGAGGACGTCGGCCGGGCCGAGAAGCTCGCCGACATCGAGGCCATCACGAGCGCCCGAACGCCCGTCGGGGCGAACCTAATGTACTCCGCGAAGGGCACGAATCAGGCCCTGGTCGGAGACCCGGTTCGCACCGGGGGCTTCCCGACCGACATGGGCAAGCGCATCGAGGAGACCTGGGCCAAGGAGAGCGGCGGCGAGGGCCTGGGCCTGAAGCGCTCGCCCTACCGCGCGGGCCTCGCCGTCGACTGGCAGGGGCCTGAGAGCGTCAAGCGTGCCACGCACGACATCCACGACGTCCGGGCCTGGGGCATCAAAGACCCGCAGACCGGAAAGCCCTGGAGCAAGGGCGTGCCCGACGCCGGCCACCGCTTCCTCGACGAGCAGGCGCAGTGGGCGATGGACACCGCCAACGAGCGAAAGCTCGGGGGCTTCGAGGACTGGAAGCTCCACAACGCCCAGGCCGCAGCCTGGATTGCCCAGAAGGCCAAGGCCAAGGGCATGAGCGTCGCGGACGCAGCCAGGGACTACACGGACTTCGTGCCCGACTACTCGGCCCAGGTCACCCGCGAGTGGACCCCGGGCGCGACCGCGAACCACATGCCCGAGATCCTCCGCGCCGACGAGGGCGTGCGACGCGACTACGCGGGCCGCATGGAGTCCGCAGTCAAGGGCCCGCAGGGCATCGACAAGATCGCCTCGGACATGGGCATGCTGACCGACACCACGCTCCCGAACCGGGGCATCTACGAGGGCCAGACGAACCCCGGCTTCGCGTCCCAGGTGCTCGTCGGCAAGGAGAGCGGCGGCCTCGGCATGGACCCCGCCAGCAAGCGTGCTGCAGAGGCCGTGGCGGCCGCGCACGGCCTGATCGGGGTGCAGGACCAGTCGGCGCTGAATTTCCTCGGTGGCGAGGCCCCCGCCAAGCGTGCCGGGGCCTTCCAGATCGCGACCGGGGCGCCCATGTCGGACGTCGGCCTCGCGAATGTCTCGCGCATCGCCGGCCAGCACGGCGGCGACGTCGCCCAGGTCGACCCCCGTGGGGCCCGCGTCCTGTCCTTCCACGACGAGGCCGACCCCCAGCGTGCGGCGCTCGTGAAGGCCTTGCGTGAGGAGTACCCGCACGCGGACGTCACCCCGATGGCCCGGGACAGCTCGCTCTTCCCGCTCAAAGAGGGCAGCTACTGGGAGAAGCCCGAGAAGTGGAGCAGCAAGCCCTACATCGAGAAGATCGAGGCGGGCGGCCCGAAGATGGTCGCTGGCTTCGACAAGTCCATGCAGTCGGTCGCGCCCCAGCTCCTGCAGCACACCGCAGATGTTGCAGCGCAGCACGGCTTCACCCAGGCCCCCTGGTTCAAACCGATGATGGAGGCCCTCGGCACTGGCGGCCTCGCGTCGCTCAAGGAGCTCGTCGCCAAGGGCGTCGTGCCGGTCGCGGCCTTCAGCGTGATCGCGGGAAGCATGCAGCCAAGTGAGGGGATGCAATGACAGTCTGGGTCTACAGGAACATCAAGGGCGGCGGCGTCGAGGTCTTCGAGAAGGGCACCGAGCCCCCGAGCGAGATGGCGCTGCACAACGCCCTCGCGGGCGACCGCCATTACGAC